CAACATCTGTAAGTTGTGCGGAAGTTTCAAAGTCTGCTGCAGCTTGACCTTGAGTAGTTCCCCAGTAACCTTTTGTTAAACGAGTTGTTGCGGTCCATGAGGGACTAGATCCGTTGGTAGTAAGGAGTCTATCAATATTTCCAGATTGGTTTGGAAGTCCTTCTTGACCTAGTGCAATTAATTGAAGATTAGCATTTGATGAAGTTGATGGTGTTGCAAGAGAAGTGTGCTGGTTAATTACAATAAAAGTGCTAGTACCATCGGTAACAATGTCATTTTTATAGTAAAGGGTGTTACCTGTGTAAGTTCCTTCGTAAGAAACTCCTTCAGTTACTAAAACCCAATTTGCAGTAGTAGTTGGTACAACACCTGTTGCTGAAGAGTTTGCAGTATAGGCGTATAGGTTAGGGCCATACTTGACTAGATCGTTGTACTCATACTCTGTCGAGGAGTTATAAACACCAGACCAGTTAAAGCGAATCTTTCCCAAATCAAGAATCTGGGCCATTACAATACCTCCATCAACAATCTGCCGGTTGTTGCGTCGTAGCTATAGACGAACCTATTATAACTCCACATCCAGTTTACGTAATCGTCAGTTCTGGTCGAATACTTATCGGGCAACCGGATTGGATCATCACCGATAATTGTGTCAATAGATGCCTTACCTGTCAGGCGATTCTGCTTTAAACCGTAAAAAATCTTATCAACCAAGTCTTCTACTGTAGGCGAGGCTGGGTCTATGTCAACAAAAGACTGCTGTGACGGGGTATCAATAATGTAAATAACACCAAACATATTTGGGTGGTATTGGCATTGATAGTAAAGGGTGTCTGGAGCGCTTTCTGGGACATCAAAGGTCAAAGTTCCTACTTGAGTTCCATTCCCAGAAACTCCTGAAGAATAGACCGTAGCTACGTTGTAGCTTCCGCCGGTTGTTTGAATGTACATAGGATGCCCAGTAGCATTAATTTGAAAAACATACCGAGATCCTCTTTGTAGGGTTAGATTACTACCCATAAGACCTGAAATTACGTAATTGTTACCTGCGTTAGTAACAACGTATGTTTGCGCTACAGCAGATGCCATTAGTCTATGTTCTCCTTAAGTTCAATAGTAAGTTGAACAGCATTAGCCAGACGAGATACGGCGTATAATTTATCGCCTGTTTGTAAAGTAAATTCTGTAGCAATCTTGTTAAAGTCCTGGTCAGAAGGTCCTGAATCTCCAACTCTAGAGTCTCCAGAAACCAAAGGAAGCACTAAGGCTTTAACTTTAAGCACCCTAGTTCTAGCCACTACTAAAGGTGCGTTTGAACCGCGCTTAACATAAAGTCGTACTGGAATAATACCTAAATCTACATTTACTGCAGTTACTGACATAACTCTAGTTTTTGAAGTTGCTGTAAAAATAGAAGAAGCCGTAGATATGTTTGTATCTGATACTAAATGATTGATACTTAAGGAATCTCCAGCAGCAACAGTTTCTGCTCCTACGGGATAAGCGTAACCTGGCATTATGGCTCCTATCCTGCCTGTTCAATTCCTTGAACAAAATATGTGATTCCAGCTGGTCCCGCTATATAAATAGCATCGGTGTTATTTATGCCAAAGCGAAACGTTTCATAGCTATTGTACGCTGGAAGCGGTAATTTATGGGCTATCAATGCTCCACCAGTTTCACTACCAGTAGAAGTTTTAATTGTTACATAAATTTCAGCATCTAACGCATTTGTATTTGTAGCGATAACTGAACAAAGATAATTTGCATCAGACGTCCAAATATTTGTTCCAGATCCAAAAGAAGTAGCTGATGTGGACTTGTGTATTGCTAAATTTTGAATACCTGCCACGCTAGACTCCTAACCACCATGAAATTGCGGTACTAGATGGACCTGGAGGTCCTTGTTCACCTATCGGACCAGTTGGTCCAGTAATACCTTGGATACCTTGAGGACCTGTTGGTCCTAGTGGTGCCGCACCGGTTTCTACCCAGTAGTTATCATAATAAATGAATATTGCACCAGTATTTGGGTCAAACCATGCATCACCAGGATTTGCAGTTGACGGAAGTGTACTTGTTTGTGCAAAACCACCTAAAGGTCCAGTAGAACCTGTTGGACCAGTAGAACCTGTTGGACCTGTTGGACCAACAATTTGTCCAGCATCATCCCATGTAGAAGTTAAAGCATCCCATACCCATACATGCCCACCATCTTCTTCAACAATCCACGCATCTCCTGAGTTTCCTGTTAAAGGTAGATCTGCAAGAAGTGCTTTTGTTCCAAGAAGATTAAATGATTGTCCTTGAGGACCCGTTGCTCCGGTAGGTCCTGTTGGTCCAGTGTCGCCTTGAGGTCCAGTTGGACCAGTAATACTTTCTCCAGATGCACCGGTTGGTCCGGTAGGACCAGTTGGCCCAGTAACAGTTGACTCAGGACCAGTAGCACCAGTAGGACCAATAGGACCAGTATCACCGGTTAAACCTGTTGCACCAGTTGGACCTGTTGGACCTTGAGGTCCAGTTGGTCCTTGAATTGTTCCAACGTTTGTCCAAGTAGATGTTGAATCAGACCAAACGTATAAACTTCCTGCAACTAAATAACCATCACCAATATTTCCGATGGGATGAGCAGCAATAAGCGCTGCTTCGTCTGAATAAGAACCAAGTATTGTTACGCCGGTTCCTTGTGGACCTGTAGGACCAACGTCACCTTGTGGACCAGTAGGACCGGTATCTCCAGTTAAACCTTGTGGTCCAGTTGGTCCTGTAGGACCAGTTGCGCCATCAATACCCGATAAACCATTTAATCCAGGTTCTCCTTGAGGACCAGTTGCACCTGTTGCTCCAGTTGCACCCATAGCTCCTGTGGGACCAGTTGGTCCTGTAACAAAACTTGGTGCGCCAGTAGGTCCAGTTGCACCTGTAGGTCCAGTAGGACCAACAACACCTTGCGGACCAACAACACCTTGCGGACCAGTTGCGCCAGTAGGACCCGTTGATCCCATAGGTCCTGTTGCTCCAATAGGACCAGTCGCACCAGTAGGACCGGTGATTCCCATAGGACCTGTAGGACCTGTCGAACCTGTTGGTCCAGTTACATTAGATGCAGGACCCTGAGGACCTGTTGGTCCCGTTTGCCCAACAAAACCTCTAGGACCAGTTGATCCTGTTGCTCCAGTTGGTCCTGTTGCGCCTGTTGGTCCTAACGCACCTGTTGCACCTGTTGCTCCTACTGCGCCTGTAGGACCAGTAGGTCCTTGTGGACCAGCGGGACCTTGAGAACCAGCAGGACCTACTCCACCAGTTGATACAACTACTTCAACAGGTGTCCGTGGCGTGATAATAATTTCATCAGCCATTAATCCGTAACCTCACGCTCAGTGAATACTTGGCCGCGAATGTATGTTTGCTCAAAATCTGGATCGCTAATAGATGTAGCTTGAAGGTCCCAAAACGCTCTTACCGGTAAGCGTTGTGTTTGGTCTTTTGTTAAAGATAAACGTAATTTCTTTGAAGACATATCTTCTACGGTAACAGTAAAGGTTGCCCACAACGAAGGTGAGTTTGGATACGTACGAATCTGTGCTTTAAATGTAAGGTCGTTAAAATTAACATCATTAGGAAAGTCAAAGATTCCGTACCAAGAGTCGCCTTGGTATAGAACCATATCGTAGGTTCCTACGTTTGATGGGAGAGGGTTCTTGCCCATAACATCTACAGGTAGGTATACGCGGTCCGGTCTACGAGCATCATCCACTTCTTGTGGAACATATACAGGAACAAGCTTGTTAGTGATTCTGCTGGTACGACGTAGAGTTCCAACTTCAATACGCCATAGACCAATATTAAGAGCGGCGCAAAGTTGCTTGTATTGATCTAAGCGCTGTTGAATAATATTTGATAGCTGATGGAAACGTTCAGAACGCGGAATGGTTACGCCATCTGGGGCAAAGATATTAATATCAAATGATGCGTCAGTAGCAAGTACCCAAAGTGCCTCTACTGCTGAAAGAATGACTAGTGGGTATTCCTCAACCGCAGGTATTTTAGAAACGCTAATAGAACTTCCATATGCATCGCTTCTGTTATGAATGTGTTGAGTAACAGCTATATTTACAAAGTTCTCTAAGTCAGAATCTGTGAAATATCTGTAGTGAGTTCCCTCTACAGTGATTAAAGCGTTGTTGGCTGGGGCGGTAGTGAATATGACACGCCCATGGTCTTTTTCAAGACGATAGCCAGAAGGGGTGGGGATTGTTGCCCCGTTAACCTTTACTAAAAGGGTGTTAGGGTCTACGGGCTTTACATCCACGTAGAAAATCTTGTTAGACCCGTCTCCGCGGTCCTCCCAAGTAAACTGCTTGGGTAGATCTCCGAGTTCTGTACGAACCCTAGAAACAAGGTCAGAAATAGACGCCACACCTGCTCCTTATACCTAGACGCACGTTAAACATATAATCCCATGCGCTTGTTATTTCAGTCCTTATAAACGAAACGACGGGCCCGAAGACCCGTCGCTACGTAGAGACTAATCTCAGATGACTCCTGCTAGATAACCTTTTTCATGTAGGTGTTCCGCAACAGCTTTGGTTACTTTGTACTTCTGACCCGCCTTAAACGAGTAGTAGTTTCCTGCACCAAGTGTCATAGATTCGATGTCTGTAATAACGCGAATCTCTACGGTCTCTCCTTCTTGATTGCCAACAATCTTAACCTCATCAACAACAATTGCTGGTTGGTTAGGCTTTGTAGCATCAAGGACTTCGGTCTCTAGTTTAATCTGAGCCTCAGCCGTAGCAAGGGACATTTCTTCTGAACGCTTTTGAATCTCATCAATGTGCTCTGCAACGAGAGCATCACGCTTACGACCTGTTACGTCGTTAGGGTTTCTGGCCACTTTGTATCCTCCGATATATTGACTGTGAAAGTTTGTGTTGGGGGCGAGCGGACCCGCCCCCAACTTTACTGCTTAATTAGTTGGTTTCTGCAATCACAACAGCCTGGTCAGTGATTAGACCTAGACCGAAGATTGAGTACCAAGCAAGTGCATGCTCACGACCGAAGTCTAGAATACCGCCATCGCGGAGTTCGACTGGAAGAGAGATTGCGTGACCGAATGCGTTATCTCCAATGAAGATAGCTGCATAACGATCCTTGTTACCGTTACCCTGCTTTGTAGTTGGGGTTACGTATCCGCCACCAGGTGTGATGGTTGGAGTTACTGCTGAATCAGCTGAGTAACCTGAACCTGCACCGTTTGGCACCTTGAGAACCTGAGTGGTCTCAATGAAAACTGTGTCATACAAACGGCCGATTTCGCCGAGCATGAAGTTTCCTGGAGCTGCGTACTTCGTGACTTCAATAAATTCTGGCATGTCACGGAGCTTACGGCTCTGGTGTGGGTGAACGAATGCCACGTAGGTTTCACCCAACCGTGGAATGTTCTTGGTTGCAAGGGTCTCTACTGCATCCTTCACGGTACGTGGAGTGAAGTAGTAGGTACCTGTCATAGCTGCACGGTTAGCAGCGGTTGTACCGTCTGCATACCAGTTGTTAACAGCTGTTAGAGCGCTGCGGTCTTCACCATAGATGGTTGAGGTTGCAGCGTAGAGTGTGTCGCGTGATAGTTGATCTAGATAGATCGCCATGTTACGACCAAGCAGACGTGAGGCAGATGCCATTACGTCATCAAATGAAGCGTTGAGTAGCAACTCAGAAACAGCAAGAGCATAACCATGCTCAGTTACTGTGATTGAGAATTGCTGTGCGGTCAACGCGTTGGTTTGCATACGCACACCTTCGACAAGTGCTGATGCAAAGCCGAGGTTGTTGTAACGCATGAAGTTAATTTGTAGACCAGGTGCAACACCAAGTTCAGTCTTCTTGACTGCAAATTGCTCGAAGCGAAGGATTGGCAGAGCCTGGAAAAGGATTTCCTTTGACCAGATCTGTTGAATCGCCTGAGTTAGCTGGGTGTTGGTACCTGAGTAAGCTGTGGGTGCCGCAGCGAGATTGCCGGTACCCGTGATTCCAGATGCCATTTAGCTATAGCTCCTTAGTTTGGATTTGGGATTGGGTTCTTTATCCGAACAGACCCGTTTGTACCCCACGAGCTTGAGGACTCATGAGTTTGTCTCTGTACTGTGCGTATTCTTGAACTGACATGGCTGCAATTTCTTGAGCCGTAAAGTTACGTTGCGACGTATTGTTTTCCAATGGTCCGGCTGGAGGCAAGGTTGCCCTTGTCCCCGTCATATCTCGACGTGTGGCCTGCATTGCTGCCTGCGCTGATTCGAGAATTCTTGATGAGCGTTCTTTCAAGCCTTCGATACTTGCATCAATCTCTTCGCGGGTATTACCTGCGATTAGATCCATAAGTTCTGGCATGATATTTTCACGCTCTTGATCTACACGTTGTGCACGGTAGTTCTGGAGGTCAGTAAATAACCTCTCCTGCTCCAGTAGAGCGAAGGCTCGTTCGCGTTCCTGACGCTCACGCTCCAACTGCTCTTGCCACTCGTTTTCTTTAACTTTAAGAAGTTCACGAACCTCAAGTTCTGACTCACGTTCTTCTTTAGCCTTAGCTTCAGCAGCGGCTTGTAGTTCCGCCTGCTCTTGTGCTAAACGAGTAGCCTGCTCTTCTTTTTCACGACGAAGAGAAGCAACTTCATCTTTTAATTGTTCGATCTGTGGATAAAGTTTATCTTTTTCCTGTGAACGAACTTTTGCTAGATCTTCTTCAGTATAAAACTTTGAGTTAACTGAAGATGTTGTAACAGTAGGCGCGTCAACGCCCGACACATTTACAACTGGAACAGTTCCTGCTTCGGCTGCGAAAGCCTCTGCAGCATTTTCTGCGACTTCTGACATGCTTGATTCCTTTACATCCTAGGGGTCGTTATCCGATATGAGAGCACGTATGACCTAACGTTTTGCAGTATTAATTTTTCTATTAAGTGCGAAAATAATCAGCCTAAACTGGTTATTTTTCGTACTCTTCTGGTACACGCCTCTGTGGGAGTTGTGTGCCATAAGCTTCGGTTACTAGGCGGTTTCTTAGGTTCGCCTCTGCGTTCATGGTCATCTGAGAGGCTTCATCTAAGTAAGGGGTAGCCGTATTTGGCTGACCTCCCATTGGGACGCCATTCTCTGGACTCATGATTGGTTGACCTGCCTGGCCGTCTGGACCTGGCATCATTCCTGTAAGACTCATAATTTCTTGTGCGATGGAGTTCTTAACCATCTGTAGGGCGCCATCTGCCTTAGCATCATCAATAAGTTCTTGTCTGATTTCTTGAATCTTCTCTGCTGGGAACTCTTCTCCAAGAGCACGTAAAGCGCCTTCTTTAGACTCAAGTCCTAATGACATCTTGGTTTGAATTTCGTTAAGAGCAATCAACTTATCTAGTGGCAAAGGCTGAGGGAAATGAACAATAGATCTGTAGGTAATATCGTCATTTGGATCTAATTGAGGCAACTGACCCGGCTTTAGTGGGGTGCTAGTTGTAGGGTTCCAGGTAAAGGTTTCAGGCTCTTTAATTGCTAGGTTTAGAAGAATAAGTTCATTTACTCGCTCAAGACCATTTGCGTATTGAATAATCTTTTGATGATAGCGGTTCATCAAAGGCTGGAATTGAATAGAAAGAGCAACACCAGAGGTGTTTGAAATAGGTTGAGCTTGACCAAGTGCCGTTTCTGGCACACCAATCATTTCGTGCATTGACTTCTTGAGCATTGCCATGTATTCCATGGCACCCTTTAGTCCTTGCGCCCCACCTTCCAAATTTTCAACACGGGCATCTTTAGGTAGTCCGCCCCAGACTTTATTTGCACCTTTTTCGAGCTGCGAAGCTTTTGCTCCAATGATAACTGTAACCGGCGCAGCGTGATAATTGATAATGTCAGCCACATCAGTAGCAGTTTCGTTATAAGTCCTGTTAATGCTAATAATGTCGTTGCAATCAGATAGACCCCAAGGAGAGCCACTGATGCGAACGTTCGGAATATGTACAACAGGAATAGTGCCAAGCGGGTTAGGACGAGAATCAATAAGTTCATCGTTAATGTACTCTTCAATAACATCGTCCGTAAGAATTTCTGTATATGTAAATACTTGACGAGTTCCTTCCAAAGACGTTCCCCAGAAGCGGTACTTAAGCTTAAAACGAATAAGGCGTTCACGGTCATGAGGATGAAACTCTGGGAAGCAGAAAGATGAGTTAAGGGGAAGGATACGAACGCGGCCGGGATGGACCCTACCAGCAGGATCTTTATATTCTTCTTCATAGGCGACCTTGATGAAGCAGTCACCAGAGACCGTACCTTGCTGACCAATTTCCCAAAGGACTGTTGCTTTATTGTTGTCAACCTCCCATACCCTCTCAAGAAGGTCTGGGACAATTGCCTCAGTTTCCTTCGGGGAGCGGAATTGGACTCCTTTACCGAAAGTAAAGTTGATAATAAAATCTGAAAACGCACGATAGTAGTTTAACGCTATCTGAGATTCGCCGGTCTGTCGGCGATAAGAATAGTGATGACCTAGGTACATTGCCCAGTTCATCGAATAGCGATTTAGTCGCGGACCATGTACTTCAAATTCTTCATCTGCTAGTTCTACTAAACCTAGCGGAGAAATGGAGATAGTAAGATCGCTAGACGCCGCCCTATAACTGGGTGGTGAAAAGTCAATCGAACTCACTTAGCACTCCTAAACTGATAGGGCGCAATCGTAGCAAAAACTACTTTTTGACGCCTTCGCCTTTGATAAGACCGCGACCAACTGGCTTGGTCACTTTCTTCATAACCTTCTTTTTTTCTTTATCTTTCTTTTCCTCCACGTAGTCTCTCATCCTAGGATCTATGTCCTTCTTTGAGTTGACGTACTTTCCGCCCTTCATTGAGTACTGAGAATGTACCCAGTGAGCAGATGCTGGAGAGGGATATTTTGGAAACTTACTTTTAGCCTGAGTAACAATCAAATTATAAAGACGAGGATTAGCAGGAATCTGCTTAGGACCCTGTTGAACTGATTTACCTGAAATTAGCGCCATAGCTATCCCTTAATAAGTTGTCCTGCCCCGGGTTAATGCTAAGCAAATAACCTATTTAATACGAGGCAGGACTCCTTAAATTGTTAGTCGTTTACTACCGCAGGATTTTGTTTTTCCTGATGTCCGCCATCACGGAAAACACGCTCGAAGTCGTTCTTGCCATGGTCAGCAAAAGCACCTGTAGAGAATTCTCCAAGATGATCTGGTGCTGAAACCCATGCAGCTGAACCTACGTGAGCACGCTCACGCATTGTCTCTTCTGCGGTCTTTGTGTGAACTGGGGCATTGCGGTTAGGGCGACCTGCTGCAGGCTTATATCCCTGCTCTGCTCCCGTAGCAAATTGTGCTGGAACATCTGTGTCAGTTGCGACACCTTCTTCGAAACGAAGTGGTCCGCGTTGACCTGGTAGTGCGCCCGCCATTTTACGGTCGTAGACGTTGCCAGGACGTTCTGGGAACTTAGGTGATGGTGCGATTGTCATATATGACTCCTTATTGAAGGTTGAGGGCCTCAGGTAAAAGTATCCATCAGTACCAGAGAAATCTCATAGTAAAGTCGGGACTATCTGCCATAAAATGGGGATGAGGACATTTCTACTTGGGGCATGGTTAAATCCATAGTTAAGGCACAGGCAATGGCTAGGCTATCTGCATAATCATCATGGGCATGGGCTTCTTCTGGGGCATGTGCCAAAAAGTTAGGACCTTGAAACTTTGTCTCTAAGTCCGTCATTTGTTGGTAAAAACGCTTCCAAGATCTAAGACGTCTTGTCTTAGCGTGGGCTGGCCAACCAACCATTCGCCTATCAATTAACGCCTTTAAGTGTTTCCAACGTTTAGATTGTTCTTGCTGGCTACTGCCAACTGAATGAACTTCTGCTCTTGGTAATAGTAGTTTTAAACGTTGAGCAACAGCATCTCCGACACCATTTGCGTCAACTCCAACTGCTAGTACATCGTAGTTAGATAAAAAGTTAACTATTTGAAAATACTGGTCTTCCCAATCGTCTCCTTGGATTTCTAACCAGTTTAAGACTCTGTGGTCGAAGTATCCGAATTCGTCCGGCCTGTCCCAGTCGACCCATACCACCGTGACGACCGTTGAGTCCATCTTCCGTGCCGGGTCAACTCCCACCACCACAGGCGTTCTGTGCCAAGCTTTAACAACTTCTTGCGAAGTGTCTCCCAATTCATCCATGACTTGGGATGTGACGAACATACCTCTCTCCAACAACCACTTACAGTTGTAAGACATTTGAAATTCATCTGAGTCTTCGCCAATCCTAAGCATTTCACGTTTAATGAATTTGCCGTAATTAAGGTTTACTTTAGAGACTTCTTTCCAGTCCCACTCAAAATGGTTTTGTTTTGCTCCGCGACTAGTCTGACGTCTCTTGTTCAATTGTATGCTTTTATAAAAGTTATTTTTGCTTGTAGTAGGGGTGCCGGTCTTAACCATTGTTCCTGAGTAGTATGCCAACATAGGGGAAATAGATTTTGAAACCACAAAGTCATCAGCCTCTTGGCACTCATCAATAACTACAAGGTGGAAAGACTTAGACTCAATCTTTGCCCTAGGGTTTGCAGTCATCATGGTTAGACTTGACCCAGAGTTCTTTAAGCGTATTTGTCGTGTTACACCTGGAACTTTACCAAGGCTGTCATCAATTTCTGGATCACCAAGAATCTCTATTGCACGCTCACTAGTAAGACGATTTACTGATCTACCAAATAGAGTTTCAACCTGACCTTCAACTGGAGCAAACATTCCTATCCAAATTCCATCTTTAAACTTACCAAGAAGATCTGGGTACATACGCGCTAGTCGAGGTAGTAAAACCATTAATGTCACTACAGTATTTGCAATTGTTTCTGATTTACCTGATTGACGAGCTGCAAGCGCTGTTACTTCTTCGCCATCATTAATAAGTACGGACTCAATAATTCTTCGAGCCAAAGGTTTTTGATATGGGTGCAGGTCATGTCCGACTAATGCCTCCATAAAGGTCATAGTCTTTTCGATAAGCTTGTCTACAAAGGCTCTCGATAACTCATCTAAACCGTCATCTTCTTCTGGCGGTAGATCGTCTTCTTCTTCCTCGACAAGGATCTCGTCTTCTTCTACAAATTCAATATCACTCATACTTACCTAAGTCTAGAATAAAACACAAAGCCTTGGCTTTTAACCAAGGCTGAGTGCTGCCACACGGGGAGAAGGAAGTGAGGTAGGTAAATTATAGAGCAATTAAGAAATCTTGGTCATGCGGGTGTGCAGTTCGTCCACCACGGCATGGATAGCCTCGGCCCCAGTCAAGGCTTCTTTAAGGATTTTGGTATCCCGACCTTTTTCAAATTGAGTAAGGCAGCGACCAAGGTCGTACATAGCCTGGTCCACCCAAAGGATAAGTTCTCCGGTGGGAATCTTTTTTACCCTTTTTACGATTCTTTCATCAAAGGGTTTAGTCAACGGCTCTTTCTTTTTAAAAAGTTTCATCATATAAACCGTCCTTTGGTGTCCAGGCAGTTCTGCCTTTCATAGCGTTCATCATGATTAGGTCAATATCCTCATCTGTCAAAAGGTGAGGGTCAACAACCGTTTTAAACAGGATTCCTAAATAAAAGCTTTTAGTTGTAAAAGGTGCCCTAAACACAAGGCACTTGCCCTTTCTAAAAGGGATTTCAGTCTCTTGGGTAGTTCCTACCTCAACAATAGGCAAAAGATTTTTATGAGGATACCTAAGAGTTCCAACGTATAGTGGTCCGTAAGTTTTCATCAATCGTTAAACATAACCCTTGTCTCTGCCGGCATCTCCGCGGGGTTAAAGTAACCCCAAGGCTGATCGTCCAGTCCGCTATAGCGCAAGTATAACCCAGTTGAGTTAGATGCTTTCAAATCGTTCCAGAACTCTACAGGAATGTCATAGTACTCAATCCAAGGTCCGTTGTTTTCAGCGCCTTTTTTGCCTCTGAACTTGACTACAAGCTTTTGAGCTTCTGCGCTATACGCAATCTTTAGCGCTCGCGGTCTGTCTGGATTAGTGGTGGGGGCATTCATTACCTTAAAGGCTGGCTCAGTCTCTCGTTCTTTTTCAGGTTCTTGCGTATTAACAATCTGCCAATCGTCAAATACTTTCTCACGACCACGTAAAGAAAGGTTGAGTTTTTTATTCTCAAGGTCCGCCCTAGACTGCCTGGTGCGTTGGTAATAATTGTCGTTAAATTTAGCCACGATTACTCACAGACGTGATCCCCGGTCTTATTCTCAAGAACCCTAGCGTCACATACTTTGCAGATCATAATTCTTGGCGCTGTGTAGTTATTCTGCGCTGTTGCCCCTACTGGAAAATTAGATCCGTCTTCTGATGATTCTGGCACGTAATCATCAACAATAGGTTTTTCATTAAATAACTCTCTAGGGAATGGACCCTGAGGTTCTAATACCTGCTTTGGAACAGGGTGCGCCTGAGGCGCATCAATCCTCGTTACTCTCATCAGTTGTCTCTGATGGTGCGTCGGCCGCCTTTTTCTTTTTCTTTGGCGTTGTTTGTGTTGGGATGTTTAACTGCCCAGCCTCAGCACGTGGTCTTAGAAAGGCGGGAAGACACTTATGGCAGTAATAGACAGGACTTACTCCTGGATCTGCTACAACATAAAGTGCTGAGTCTGGACAGTTAAAACATTTCATGTTACTTCTTCTTTGCCTTTGCTTCTAACTTCTTAGTTACCTCAGAAGCGAGAGATGTAGCAACTCGACCAAACGCTGGATCTTTCTTATTGAACCAACGAAGTGCAGTAGGAACAAGAGATGACCACAAAGCGTTTGCTACAAGCAACCACTCCGCAGATCCAAATTCCAATGGACTAGCAATTCCGCTAGTTTGGCTTACGATTACAACAGCTCCGATAACTTGACCAAGCAAGTTACGAGCATACGATTCAATCATCGCTTTATTCATAGTTCTCCTTGTGTAGCGGGCAACGCCCGTCCCACTAGTGTACTACTTCGAACGCTTGCGGGTCTTGGGCTTATCACCTTCGGTAAGGTGCTGATCGAGACGACCCTTCATCTCGGCTAAATCTGCCTTTATTTCGGTGAGCATGGGCAGGATTTCTAGTTTGATCTTATCTGAAAGACTTTCTCCGCCGTTTGGCTTTAGCTCTTCTAAGTATGCTTTAATCACCCATCTGCCAAAAGCTATGAACACTACTGCTGTTGCTGTGAGGGAGGCTGCAACTCCGGACCAATCTAAAAGTGACATGTATAAATCCCTATCGTTATCTTGAGGCACCGTATTATTCTGCGACTATTGTCACATATATAAAAGATTGATTAGTTATTTATACTGTAAATATGTCCGATTTGTCTACATATATACGCGTAAAAATAATATTTAGTTCGTTTTGACTTGGGTTGTAACGCATGTGGTATGGTTAAACCTGATGAGCCACCAGTGATGGTGGCTTTTCGCCACTGAGAGGAGCAGTAATGCTTAATATCAGAAAAGTAAAGCGGGAGAAGGCTGCGATACTTTTGATCTACGGCTTTGCGCTTGGGACCATCCCACACGCTGTTGCGGACGATGGTCCAAAACAAGAAGTAGTTCAAGAGGTTGTAGTGGTGAACCCTTTAGAGAAGTTTGAGAATGCCAAGGTGTTAACTGAGGCAGATCTTAAAGAGCTTCTTGCAGCGGTCGGGTTTGAGGGAAAGGCCCTCAGGACCGCTTGGGCTGTTGCCATGAAGGAGTCTAACGGTAGACCACGTGCCCACAACGGGGACTTAAGTACCGGAGACAACTCTTACGGAATCTTTCAGATTAATATGCTGGGAGGTTTAGGAGAAGACCGACGTGTCAAGTTCAACCTAGAAACTAACAAGGAACTATTTGATCCTGTTACCAATGCCAAAATCGCCTTCTTTATGACTGGCGGGGGCGTTGATTGGTCTTCCTGGAAAGTTTATCCGGGAAGCAACAACGGAGAACGATTCGAACAGTTTTACGCACTGTTCCCAACTATCTAACTTACAAATGCCAAAGGCCGGGGAGTTTAACTCCACCGGCCTTTGCGCTATTTAGTTTTATTACGGAGCTACGTAAGCGTACTTGACGAGCGCTACTGCATCTCCAAGGTTCTTTACTGCCGCAGCAGCAGGGGTCTGAGTCTTTACTAGACCATCGTTTTCTGCGGTTGCGCCATCTGCTGTAGTTGTTACAGCGCCCTTTACAAAGCCAGCTGCAACGAGAGCAGTATTAGCTGCAGACTCGCTTAGACCAACTACGTTAGGAACAGCGGCTTGATCAGTTGTATCCAAGTATGGAGCAACTGCATCGTAATCTGGGTACTTGTTCCAGTTGTTTAGAGCAACGCTGTGGTTGTTCTCAACGCTCTGGGAAATACCATTGTTAAGTGTCTTGCTGATAGCAGTCTTGGTTAGAGCTGCGCTGTTAACTAGGGTTGTTGCGCCCCAGCCTTTGTCATACGCAACGTCTCCGGTGCTAATTTGAGTTGCAGTACCAGTACGGTCATCATCTGGCTGCATTGGGAAGTTACCCCATACAAAGTCTACGGCGATATTTCCGCCCGAGACCTGAGGGTATCCAGTATCTCTTGCCATTATTTACCTTTTCTCTAGAGTGGTATAGCGCCTGATCGGGGCGCCTTACTATTGTCCAAGAGCCTTTGGTCTTTGTCTTTGCATGCTGGTATACTTTTGAGCATGAAAGTTACTACTTATGACTCTCCTCACCTTAGGATTATTGAGGATTTTGTCCCTAAGGAAGAGTGCGATTGGTTTATAGACTACGTAACAGAAAAGAATCTTTGGGCCTTCAATAACGCTAAAAGAGAGGCTTTCCCAGACGGCAGAGACTATGAGCTGGTGTCCAAGCAGTGGGATAACCGAAAGGTAGAGTTCAACAGTCTCTACAACACTAGAAGCCATCCAGAGCTTTTTAAGAGGGCTTACCCAATCATGAAGTCCGCTAAAGAACAGGTGGCTGATTTCTTTAATGTAACGCAAGACTCTTTTCAACTAGAGAGTTGGGAAGCGGTTCGTTGGTATCCGCCTTTTCATCAAGGTCCTCATATTGACTACATAGACCCAGACTTTGATCGATCCAAACTTCCAGCAGATTTTGATTCTTCCTTCTTTACGGCAGACGAAGAGGCTTTGTACAGACGACATTGCACTACAAAAAACTACACTGGCATGATTTACATGAATGATGACTTTGAGGGTGGGGAATTATATTTTCCTTATCACAATAACTTTGAGATTAAACCAAAGCCAGGAATGCTTGTAATGTTTAGCGGTCACATTATGAATCCACACGGAATTAGACCAATAACAAGCGGTACTAGGTATGTTCACACCACATTCTGGTGCAAGCGTCCTCAACCAGGTTGGGAAGTTGGATATCTAGATAATTCTGGAAAACTAGACAAGTTCTGGGAATAGTTTAGATTCGGGCCATTCCCGCCACCAGTGGACGTCCCACTCATGCAAAACAGATGTGTAGTTCATCTTTTTGTTTTCTTCTGCTGATCTAAGCTCAGGAAACTTATACCCGTTCCATGTGTATGGACCAGTTTGCTCATATGGCATCTCTCCAAACAACCTCATGTTTCCCCCTACATGTCGTTGTATATAACCTGTAAACGTACTTCCTTGAGTACCTATAAAGTCTTTTGCATGGCACATTACTAGGTTAGATATTAATCCTAAAGTTACTTCGTCTGTAAATTTTAATTCTTGAAACTCTTTAGAAAATTCTTTTTCTATGTAGTTCTCTAATACCAATGCTCCGGTGTTTAGCACAGTTTTGCTCCACGGGTCATCTGTAGCCACCACTACTGGATACCCGGGTGTTAAGGTAGCTATGCCTTCCATAACCTGTTCTTCAGTAGCGTAATCAAATCTATGGTCTGTTCTTCTTATATGAGCGCCTACAAAGTCTCCTAAGCTGTCAGCAATCATTTTGGCAAACTGTTGATACTCCGGCTTAAACTTTGTTAAAGAAAGGGCTTTTTCTACCTCCGGAGTTCGGTTCATAAAAAATACAGAGTACCAACCAAGAGTCCATTTAAAACTATAGTGATCTATAAATTCAGGCATAAACTTTCTTTTACCAGCGCAAAACTTATCTTCATTAAAAGCATTGTCAGAAAAATTATAAAAATACTGAGTAAAGACATTTGCTTCTATATTCAACTCTTTATCAAGGTATTCAACTTCTCCATACGGATGTACATCTATTAAATCTGTGATTCTTGGGGTTAAGTCGTTATTTACAAACTTTCTTTTGTTGTACCAACGATTTGCCGAGTAAATGCCAATACCCTTTTCAATATCAGAACTCCAAGGCTTGTTAAAGATATGATGAATTAAAAGGTCTTTTTTTAAAAAATGAGAAAGTGCTACAGCATTTTCTATACAAGTTACTTGGTTAAAAAGACCGCAAGGGTTATGCAGTTTAAATACTATCCGGTCTTTACTAGGCTTGATATCCACCTGTAGGTCTCCTCTAAGCCACCTCTTAAATCCTCTTTAGGAGCCTCACCTAAAATAAACTTAATAAGTTCATTGTCTGAGGTTCTAGCCCTAACGCCAGTTGGACCCTCTATGTGAACTTTAGATAAGTTTTTTCCAGCAATATCGCAAACAATATCCACCAAAGTGTTAATAGAAACAGTTTCTGTGGATCCTATGTTTATAGGGTGTAGATAATCTTTTTCTCTGTAAAACTCTTTCGTAAACTTAATGCATTCATCTATGTATAAGAATGAGCGTAGTTGCTCTCCATCCCCCCATACTTCAATAGACTCAGTTGCTTCCGCTACTTTTCTACAAATAGCTGCGGGAGCTTTTTCTTTGCCTCCACGCCAAGTTCCGTAAGGACCAAATACATTGTGGTATCTGCCAACTTTGTTTTTCATGCCATAATCTTTATTATAGGAAAGATACAAGCGCTCGCTAAATAATTTTTCCCAACCGTATTCAGTATCAGGGTTTGCGGGGTATGCTGTAAGTTCTTGGCAAGTAAAGTCATCTAGATTAAGTTGATTGTGCTCTGGGTATACGCAAGCTGATGAAGAAAAGAAAATACTTTTTATGCCTTTTTGCTCTGCTCTTTTTAAAACATTGATATTTATAAGCGCAGAGTTAGATAGTATAGAAGCGTCGTTATTAGCACTAATGTACCCAATACCGCCCATATCAGCAGCTAGTTGATAGACCTCATCAAAAGTTTTATCAATTACTTTATCAACTTGTTCTTGAGACCTTAGATCACCAATAATAAAATCATCAGCAAAAGTGCTCCAGTGTTCTGGGTAATGAAGGTCTGCTCCTCTAACCCAAAATCCTTCTTCTTTTAAACTCTTTACTAGGTGGCTTCCAATAAATCCGCCAGCACCCATAACGAGTGCTGTCTTCATTGATTTGCTGTGGACTTAGCCCATTGAGCTTCAGACCACTCCCCAGTAACAACCTTTAAATAATCAGGTCCTTTAGTAAAGTACCAATGATCTGGCTCAGCATAATGAAAGAACACTACGCCAACAAAGTTCTTTTCTGGGTCGGGAAATGGACCACGCCAATGCTCTTGATCGTTTCCATAATAAGCAACAGCCTCATTTGGCTCAGTAAAGTATTCAACGTCTTCTACAAAAAGACCCCAGTTAGTATCGTAGTAAACGCACATATCAATTGTGTAAGTGCAAGCATTGTTATCTTTATGCTTCCAAAGTTTTGCTCCAGCGCCTTCATATCTGCAAAACAAAGTGTAGGTATGTAGCAATGTTTCGCTGTTAAATGTCTGCCGAGCTAAAGGAACGCTTCTTTCAGCGTACTCGCTAAGGATTGGAGAGTCGTAGTGACTTAGGGCGTATCTTCCAAAGTCTGGGTGGTTTTGCACGCTGGTATCAACACGCAGCATTGTGTCCCTAAACTTAGCAAATTCCGGATCAGGAAATACATTTCTTAGTATTTGAGGGGCTGGTCTTACTATCGCATCCATTGAACCACCGCATATCTTGTACCAGAAGTTACTGGGTACACCTTGTGTGAATAAACATAGGTAGAAGGGAAGAGGAGAAGATTTCCCTTCTCAGGTTTGATTTTAATATCAAACTGATCAAACTCAATTTCGCCACCCTCATAAGCATCATTTGCGTAATACGTTAATGATACGCGACGTGGGAAGCGCCAATGATCGTCCATATGACGATCAAACTTTTGTCCAACTCCGTACTTAAGGATTTGATAGGAGTCATAACTTCTAATATCTACGCCAAAAAAGTTTAAGTACTCTGTTAGAGGGTCATGAAAAGCATCTCTAAAAGTACATCCCAAACCGTACTCCATTAAGAAACGAGAAGATGTGGTTTCTGGGTCTGGAGCAGGGGAGTCTTTAGGAGGCATAGGCGCACCTAAACTAAAAGTATCTCTAATGTACTTGTTCTCTGATCCATCGTTTTTTGCATCAGCTACCTGAGCAGATGCCCAAGTTAAAATACCAGACTCTACGGTGTACTCAAGGTCTTGCATGAGAGTTTCACCTTCTGGAAGAACGTTTTCAAATATAACGATTCCTGGAGCAACAAAATTTAATGCCATTAGACAGCTCCCCATTTTCCTACCGGACATGATGCCGGTGCTAATTTTGTTTTTAGATGCATAAGGCACCCACACTTTTTGCATTGCTTTGTGAACTTAATTAAGTGCTCACAGCCAAGGCATATATCCATACGAGACTTTTTTACCTCGTCAGATACGTGCATTACATTGGGGTTAACTAAATCCCACGGCTTTACCGACCGTTGTTCCTCAGACATCTGTTTCTCCTTCAGTTGTCTCTAATTTTACACTATTTTCAATCCTGTACTTTTTACGCTCCCAAAGATTGTCTCTATAGAAGTCGCTTTTTACAGACCTAAATTTAATCGCTCTTTTGAGGTTTCTTCCAATTTGAGCCTCGTTACCGTAGATAGGGGTGGCGTTCCAGTCTTCTCTTCGAAACGGCAATACCTGAACGTAAGGGGTTCCCTTAGGCACTAGACCAGAAAAGCCTTTACGAATAAAAAACGGAATCATTCCAGGGGTATTCATTTTGTCATTGTCTATCACCCCAGAAGTGACCAGAAACGGCAAGTCAAACCTATTAAAGGGGGTAGTGTAAAGAGCGCTAAAGCCAGGCTCTAACTCAACTCCCCACTCCGGTAAGAATGAAAAATGATCTTCGTAATAGCCTTCAGGATGATGGAAGTTTGGCAACGGGTCTCTTAGCCCAATAAAGTCTTGAAAGTTAGGGTCTTCTATCTTTGCCACTATACGATTATCAGCAATATCAAACATAACATCACACGGGGTTTTAAAGATATACCCAGAAGTCATGGCATCAAAAAATGGAACACAGTTTCTAAATGTGCTATTCCCATCCTCATGATACCTATTTGTGTCTTTGTACCAGGCCGGCAAAGATTTAGCAGCTACCTCAGGAGGATTTCCTACATTTTCCCATCTAGCAGCAACAAAATATATATTTTTCTTATCTAGTTCCACCACTGCACCATAGCATAACGAGTTCCTGCGGTTACCGGCTGAACCTCATGCCTGTAGGCGTAGTTAGACGGAAACACTAAAAGTTGATGCGCTTTTGGTTTAACCGCCACATCAAAGTTAGTAAATACTATTTCTCCACCCTCGTAATCATCATTCACGTAGTACGAGTAGGAAACTCTTCTAGGTCTACGGGGAGAGTCGTCTATGTGCGGAGTAAAGAACTGACCTATCCCATACTTTAGTAGTTGCACTCCCTCTTGGGTATGATCTAAAGATATTCGATAGTGATCACAGTACTCAGAGATTAATGGGGAAAGGGCCGCTGTAATCTCGTTGTATAGCGAGTGAACTCTTTTTATAGGGTCAGACGCATCTTCTGGAAGCTCAAAGTTTGGAAGACCGATGAGTTGAACATCTCGGTATTTAGTGTCTACTAAAGGACCTTTATCAGTATTTAAAGTGCCTGATCCCCAACGTAGATCGGTGGTTAATGTCTTCTCTTCTAAATCTTTAATAAACTCAGTCGATTGAGGCCACACATCACTGTATAAATGTATACAGGGAGCGATGACCTCAACCGAAGAGTAGAGATTACTTGTTGTGTGTGACATAACGACCCGCTACAACTAGGTCGATGTTTTCAACGCTAAAGTTGTAAGCATCTGTTACGCCATTGACCCAATTGATTGATTCGATAACCACAGGAACCAAAGCGGACTCTCCGTCTGCTAGGAACAGGGTGTCTCCCGGAATAAGTGAAGCAACTGTGAAGAACTCGTAAACGCCATCTCGTAGTGCAAGGATTGGGTGGAACTCAGAGAACTTGTTAGCTACATCAGAGTTGAAGTAGGCAACCTTCTGGTGGACAGACTGAACCTTGTTTATAACCTTTGCAGTTGCATAAGATTCCATAGTCAAGGTTGAGGTGTTCCACTCGTACAAGTTCCAATCAGGTAGATTTTCATCTAGTTCTGTGAACTTAGGTACAACTAGCGTGTCGCCAATCTGAACATCACGAGATGCTACCCACGTAATAACTCCGTCTTGGAGTGTTAGTACTGGAGTATCTCCCTGTACGCAAGGGACTCCAACGCCGTAGTAAGGATCTACGTAACGTACTGGAGTTGGGGTAGGTGTAGGTGTTGGAGCCACAGGTGTAGGTGTAGGTGTAGGTGTAGGCGTTGATGTACAAGTATTAACAATGTCGTAGTCAGGGCATCCTACGTTAGTGATACAACGTAGTCGGTATCCGCTTTGACCTGCTGGACATGAAGGCTCTGTAGTTCCATAAACGCAAGTTGAGCAGTCCAAAGTTGGTGTAGGAGTTGGGGTAGGTGTTGGGGTTGGTGTAGGTGTAGGAGTTGGCGTTGGTGTAGGAGCAACAGGCGTTGGTGTAGGTGAGCAGTTTGTAGACTGGCAAGCAGGGAAATCACCAGATGTAAAGATACATTGACGTGAGTAACCAGTTCCTGACGCGTTGTCTTGGAATCCTGGAGTTGTGTAAGAACAGTTACCTACACCACCGCATTGATAGCTCTCAGTACACTTCCACTGTGCAGTCGGTGCGACTGGCGTAGGTGTTGGAGTTGGAGTTGGTGTAGGAGTAGGAGTTGGTGTAGGTGTTACAGTATTTGCAATACAGTCTCCATAGATGTTTGGACATCCTTGTGGAGTAATGCAATATGTTCGAGTTCCAGCCGCGCCAGTGCCTGTTGTACAAGCTTCGGTTCCTGATCCGTAAGGGCAACATGATCCATCGCAAGGACCAGACGCTGTAGAACAGCCAACTGGAGTTGGTGTAGGAGTAGGAGTAGGAGTTGGTGTAGGAGTTGGAGTTGGAGTTGGAGTTGGAGTTGGTGCTACAGGTGTTGGAGTTGGAGTAAATACTGGAGTTGGAGTTGGTGTTGGTGTTGGTGCAACTGGAGTTGGCGTAGGCGTTGGCGTAGGTGTTGGCACTGGTTCGCACACAGTACGCCATGTGTTTCCTATTTTTACGTAAGAGTTAGTGACGGTACGCCAAGTATTGCCTATCTTGACTTGACCGCAATCATTAGCTTGATCAGCTGTTACGGTACGCCAAGTGCCGTCAACTTTTACGTATAACGCCATGGCTTACGAATATTTCAGCCAGATATCTCCGTTTTTACCAGATCCGCTTGGGGGTGTCGAGGTTGAAATAAAAATTTCTCGATCCTTGCTACCGGCAGTATCGGAGATTACTTGAGCACCAATTACTCTAATTGATTCCCTCGACATTAGGAAGCCTCATATCCGCTTACTGTCAGATTAATTGTTGAAGAAGTTCCAGCAAGAGCAAAGAGTTGATCTCCTGCTGTCATAACTTGGGCTAAATCAATAGCAAGTGTTGAGTATGCTGGAACTGGAATTAAACAAAAAATTTGATTTGAAGTGGTTGTTGTTCCTCCGTTTGGGACAAGGTGCAAGGAGAAAGTAGATGATGAGGCAGTGCAGTTAGTGGCTAGAACCTGTTTTACCACTGCGGTAATGCCTGATCCAACCGTGTATACGCTGGTTGCTGACGTACTCAATTGAGTAGGGCTCGTCATTCGCTTTAAATTATAGGCTGGCACGTTCTTCCTTTCACTTTGCTATCTCCAAGGATAGCCCAGAATGCTCCTCTAAGGATTGTTATCTATAAGTCCAGTTAGTTCTACCTGGATTAGCATAGGAGAAAATGGTCGATTCATCCTGCTTATTCTGGTAAAACTTCCTAATCCCAAACCTAGAGTCTTTGATTGTTATAGGTTTGTGTTGGGACGAGGATTTAAACTCAGCCTTTTTACTCACGGAGTAAATCGATCCCATTGCTTAGCCTCTGTCTCCATGCCTTTTACTGCTCCGGAAGCTCGAGTAAGCGCGTCTCTAAATTCTCTGTCTCTCATTTGTAGTCCGTCAAATCTACAGGAGGAGGATTAAATTGTTGTCCTGCTGATGGGGTATCCCAGATTGCAGCGGTTTCCCTACCCTCAGAACCTTTAGGACCTGTGAACTTTTTACCTTTTGCTTTGCCATCGTTAGCTGCAGCATTAGCCGCATACTTCTTTGAGTAGGTTGTGCTTAATCCCATGTCTTTGCCCCACTCACCGCCAGTAGCCTCTTCTGGAGTAATGAATCCTCCAGCAACGGCTTTTTCTACATCTGCTGTAGTGGCGTTACGGGCCTTTTGTTTTTTAGGCTTTGTAGGAGTTCCATCGGTTTCTTGTGTACCTGGATCTTCAGCCTTTGTTTTGCCTGGCTTAGGTTTTACAGTTCCAACGCCTTCTTTAAATTTCTTAGCAAATTGTTTTCCAAGAGTCACCGTGTAACTAGATGCTCCTGGGATATTAGAAAATCCAGCGGCACTACCGCTTGCTACTTTTACTCCAAAGGAGCCTTTAAGTTTAGCCATGTTGTTATTATCCAATATTGAGATGGGATAAACCTGATAAAAGTGGTGAGCAGTTTAACGACATGCTCAGGTCGAGGTCTTACTTGACCTTGATTACTTTGGGCTTTTCCTCTTCGGGAACTTCACGTTCCACCTTGATGGTCAATAGCCCGTCTTTAAGGGTAGCCTCTTTAACTTCCATCCACTCCCCAAGCACGAACCTTTGAGTCCATAGACGCTTGGCGATTCCTTGATGAAGAACCTCTTCGCCTTTGTCCTCTTCTTTTTCAACGCTTTTAACGATGAGCAGGTCTTTTTCTACAGTTACTTCAATGTCTTCTTTCTTGTACCCAGCCAGGGCGATTTCCACTGTGTAATGGTCATCATCCACTTTGATTAGGTTGTAGGGTGGAAAGGTCGTTGTCTTATATGAGGTCAACGTGTTCCAACGATTGATTTGATCTTGAAACCCTAAGAAGAATTGAGCGCTGAGTAAATCAGCAAGGGTTTGAGGTTTTACTGTAGTTGTTGGGAGTTTCGAGTATTCGTACTTATCCCATTGCTTGTGCTTATGTGGTTCCCAAGAATTTGGGTAGCCTGATGCCATAATAATCACTCCTTAGACATGATTAGTTAATGAGTCCCGGTTGGCGACTCGTGATTATTATAACTATTTTTTAATTGTTTGACCGCAAGTAGGGCATGTTTCTACTTGACTGGTTGGAGCGCTGGCTGATGAGGCGCCTGCCCCTTTAAACTTAGGACGTCCAAAACCTACGATAGAGATTTGAACTCCGGCTTTGTTCTTTTTGTAGGCACGAAGTTGTTTGCAAACTTCTCCGCCATTTCGTTGGCTACCAGACTTTTTAGATGAAGTATTGCCTTCAATGCACCAAACAGTTCCGTCTTCGTTATCTTTGATAACAATTCCTACGTGAGAAATTCTATCGACCCCATCTGCTGGGAAATCAAAATAGGCGATATCTCCTGGCTCTGGATCGGCCACATCTCCGTCAATCCATGCGCCCTTTTTCTTAAATGCTGCCGCACCGCCAGGGGTGTAAACAGTATTAGGAACTTTTACTCCGGCTTCGTTAGCGCACCACATAACGAAACTTCCGCACCAAGGTTGGAAATTTGCTTTTGTGTAAGCGCCGTATTTAGTCTCGTTGTCTTTAGGACCTTCGATAGTTCCTATTTCACCTTTAGCAACTTCAATAAGACGAGCTGCTGTTCCCTGTTCTGCCATTAATCTTTATCCCAATCTAAATCAACTGGTTGCTCTTCTGGCATTTGACCATCAGGCTTTGCTGCTAGACGTGCAGCTGTGGCATCAATCTCTGCTTCAAGTTTTTTGTCCGCTTGTGTGTTTTTAGCGTCCATCTCTTTGTTTGCTAATTGTGCGGCCATAATATCTTTAGCGCCAGACTGTCCAATTAGAAGACCGGCAAGAGTTCCGGTAATGAATGTAGCTACGCTACCAAGTACGTTAAAGAACAT